AATTTTCATATTGCTTGTGTAAGGCACATTTGGAATTAAACGGACGAACTTTTGCGTATTCGTGATGTTATTAATATAAACGGCCGATTCTTCTTCTTTATATTCACCAGTAATTCCAAGCATTTCTTTATTTCTTTGTAAGTAGTCTTCTAAATATAAGTATTCACCACCATCGCCAATTTCTCTTGAGTACAGTGTGTCATTTACTTCAATAGCCCAGCGAATCTTACGTTCAGTCCAATCATCCATATATTGTAAATCAGGTGAAATTCCGACAGATATTGCACCTGGTTCAGGCTCACCAGAACAATTGCAATTTTCAGCATGTTCATTTAGTCGAGCTACTTCATTTTTTAATTCATCTATTATCTCTTTTAAAAAATGAGTGCGATTTGCTAATGCTATTGCATGTTCATTCATGTTGCCATTTACGCCACCGCTTGCGAATTCATTTTTGTCAAGCAAGCGAACTGGTGACCATATAGCGCTACTTATTATTTCATTCACTTAAATTCACTCCGTTTAATTTATGACTACCATCTAATAACCAAGTACCATCCAAATAAAGTCCACCAGCTGCTTGAGTGAACTCAGTTTCTTGACCCGCAGTAACAATCGCTGAGGTATAAAGCCTAGAGGTACTTTCAAGAACAAGTGACACTTCAATAAGGTGAGAACGTAGATTTTTATAAGTGCGAACGACTTTAGAGAGTTCTTTAAAATCAAGTTTGCTGATACTGTCTTGACTAGTCTTAATGAAAATATTGAATGTATAAGGTTTTCCAATAGGTACTCGGTTAAACCATTCTTGAACAATCACTGGAAAACCAAGTGAATTCAGTGCAAGTTCTAAAGATCCAACAGTTCCTTTAATACTGTGGTTGTATAGCGATGTTTTAATCACTTGACGTTTTTGTTCTTCAGTCCAGTCTTTATTCCAAACATCGACTGACCGTTCCCAAGCTAACCAAGGTAGGACTTTAACAGGCGCAGTCAAAGGGTCGTTAAAGCTGCGGATATTTACGTCAATATCTGATATACGAGCGAATGCACTTTCAAAATTCATTTCAAATTTGGTGGAATTTGGGGGCAGTAATTTATTCATATGCCAACCCTCAAAATACTAATTCCAGTGCAATATGCAACCTGACCAAGTGATGTATCAATATTCCCTGTTGGTGAAATTAAATTGACACGACTAACGCCTGGTTGGTGTAACGCTTGATACACACCTGACAATGAAACACCGTCATTAAATGAGTGAGCCTTTTGTGTGTATTTTTTTAAAGCTTCGGCGCAACTGTTTAAAATGATATTTTCATCAGGGCCTTCATCAATAAAAATTTCAGCTTCAATGCTGTAATTTAAAATTGATGCTGAATAGATAATCGGACGATCTGTTAAAGGCCGTATAGACTTAGCATTCAGGGCTAATGTCACAATATTTAAAAGATCTTCTGATGCAGTACCATCACCTTCTGTTGAAAGCACATAAATGTTGCAGATACCAGTCGGATTGCCTTCTTCATCTAAAGGGGCATAGGGATAAATATCTTTAACACGTACATCAGCACTTAAACCATGAAAAATATATGAGCCTTCACTGCCAGCTGTTGTTTGTCCTTCAGGGGCTAACTGCACACGTCTGCGTAAAGACTCATTTGATTCTTTAACTTCTGGAGTCGTATTGGTTGCTTCGCTAATAATGCGTCGTTGTAAATTACGTTCAGCTGCTTTGTGATCTAAGTCCTTATCAGCTGAATAAGCCAGTAAAACAGATAGAGCCTGGTTATTGGCATCTTGCCGTACTGTCATTTCGCGATAGGCAAAAGCTTCTGCAAGTTTCATTGCAGGATCTGATTCAAGTAAATCTGGAAAATCTGGCTGAATTTCACGCATTCGTTGATAAAAGTCGTCCAAACCTTCTTTTAATATGATTTCAAAATTAATTTGTTTAACTACGTCGGGTGGCGAAAGTAATGACAGATCAATAGCAGTATAAGTATTGCTACTCATGTTAAAGCTCCAATAGAAATAGGAATACTCATATTCAGGTCTTGACCTGATTGAATTAGAACCCCTTCAATATCCAGCACCTGTTTTCCTTGTTCCTGGCTACTGATAAAAATTTTGCTAATTTCAATACGTGGTTCCCAACGTAAAATTGCCATGTAAATTGTGCTATAGCACTTTAAATACAGTGCTTCACTGGTTGGCTGATCGATGAGGTTGGCCAGTTGTGTTCCATAGTCCCGACGCATCACTCTTGAACCGATTGGGGTAGAAATCAGGTCAGCAAGTGACTGTTTTATGTGTTCAATCTCGGTTAGAAGTTTTCCAGTTTCACGCGATATCATGGAATTGGCCCTCCTGAAGTTTCAGCACCAGATTTCACTCCAGATGTTTTATGATTTTTAAGGCTGATTTCACCGGCTTTAACATCTGCTTCGGTACTAAAGTTTCCAGTTGAATGACTACTTCCCTGAACAAGCTGACTGCCACCCACGGTATTATTTCCTGTCATTGCAATACTGCCGTTGACCTGAACATTGCCATTGATGGTGGTGTCTCCGTTTACAGTTACCCCACCATCCGCAGTAATAATGGCTTTACCACCCGGTGGTAAAATGGCTGACAAATGATGGGTAGAAATGTCATAGGTAAAAATGCAGCCATCTTCAAAAATACGGATGGTTTGATTCAAGTCATCTGATGGAGATGGATTGTCCTTATTGTTAAATCCAGCAATAGCCACGCCCATTTCAAGTACACCTGATGGACTAAGAACTATTACTTCTTCACCTACAGTGGGTGGATCCCATGTCTTGGTTTTTCCTGCCCTTAATGTCAGAAAACGAAGTTTTGCAGTCGTAATCTCGCCTATAGTGACGGTGACTGTCGTAAATGGTTTAGCCGGATGTATGGTCTTAATCGTTCCGAAACGGATGATGTTTTCAAGACGTCGATGTAGTTCTGCGCTCATACTGCAATCGTGTTGCAGATGATTTGTGAATGCATTTAATGGGGCTTGTATATGAGCTATATACAAATGAATTTATTTTGCAGCCAAGTGATTTAAGACATCTGTTTCAATCATTCGGATTTCTGCGTCGGTAAAACCTAACAGCTCACGACTGGCGTATTTTACCGTTGGACCATCGCGGTCCACTTTGTCGTTTAAACCGAACTGGTGAACACGGGCAATAAATGCAATGCGACCAGCAAAACCAACTGCAACCCCCTGCGGTGTTCGTTCCATACGCATATATTTGGCATTTTTGATGACATTGAACATCTTGTTTTTGATTTTGTGTTTTTTATCACGTAGCCGGTTTTTTCGTGGGACATAGGCTGCACCATCAGGATTTTGCTGACTTGTAATTCGTTTTTTTTGGGATGCCCGAAGTTTTCGGGCAATATTCATTTCAAGCTTGCGTCGTTCAGCATCACTTAACTGTGAAAGCATTGTTCCTAAATAATCGGTCAGTGCTTCTAGATCGGCCATGAATCATCCAAAATATTATTGGTTAGGTTCTGCAGACATCCATTCTGCAAATACTTCGCCTGACTGGGTATCAATGATTTGCATTTGCTGTGCATCTAATGCCTTTTCATACTGAGGTTCATCTGGAAAACTGGTTTTCAGCGTACCGTCATCCTGGCGTTTGACAATAACTCGTTCAGTTAAAGGAAAAGTAAGTGATAGATCGACCGTGTTGTTATTTAAAATAACAGTTTCAAACTTAAACGCTTCTTTGCTTTTATCCAAATTCATCAGCAGTTCAGACTGATTGACGCGCACCCAGTCCAGTAATGGAATCATCACGGCATCTAATTCCCCTGAATATTCAGTCAGAATAAAATTAAGGTCATAGACGTATTCAAAGGAAAGTCCTCTTGCACCGGTACAACGGACATTGCCTTTATCGGTAAAAATGAGCATGCGGTCAGGATCTCGCTGCAGTTCCTTTACTGCAGCGAGAATATGGGTTCGAAGACTATCGGGCTTTTTCACGCTGCTTTTTTCTCACCATAAATTGGTTCTAAATGAGCACGCTCTTTCAAAAATTTGGCTTCATAACCAAGTTTTTTATAATTTGGCCCATTGTATAAACGGAACACAGTATCCCAGTCTTCTTTTTGTAGTGCAGCCAATAAACCTTTTTTGGTTTCAATAAAACGGATAAATGCTTCCAGCTGTAAGGATTCACTGTCCTGCATTTGCTGGACAAAATCTTGCACTGACTTATAGCCAAGATCCTGCCAGTTTTCTCCCATAATCTGAAACTGCCCCCAACTACATGACATTAGTGCTGAGTCTTCATGAATATTTTTAGCAAGTGATAAACGTATATATTCAGCCTCATTCCCTTTATAGCCACCTGTAAGCGTGTTGACTAAATTTGGATACTGTTTCAGTTGATCAGTAGCAAACGTTTTGCCTTTGAATTTGACCAAATACGCATACATTTTATGACGTTCAAATAAAATTTTGGCTTTGCCATTTTTAAGGAATCCTACGCCTTGGGCTTCAGTTGCACCAAAAGCACGAATATTAAGTTCTGGTACATTCAAGCGCACGGCTGCAGCTGCATAATCACTGTCTTTTAAAAACTTGGAAACGCTTTGGCCAGCCAGTGCTGCTCGTGTTTTATCACCTACTTTTCCGTCGGCTAAAATGCCTACGCTTTTTTGGAACTGGAGTACTGCATATTCTGTACCTTCTCCAAAAATGCCATCGGTACTTAAAACCTTGCCATTTTCGCCTTTGAAACCAAAGTTTTTTAATTGTTTTTGTATGCTGACTACAGCATCACCTTTCGCGCCAAATTTTAATAAACTCATGCTGCACTCCAAATCAGTTTGGCTACATTGCCTTTTGTTTTATAAATAAGTACTGCAAGTAGAACAGCAAAGAATGCATCCCAAACGGTGACAGGATCCTTAAAGAACAGGATGTGAACTACTTGGCCAAGACACGAAGCAATAAGCAGAGCTGCAAGCCATGCATAGCCACGGTGAAAGTCGGCACCATTACGGTTATAGCAAATGATGCGAAATGCACAGAACAGGTATGCGACGAGGGCAATAGCCTGAAATAAATGTTCAATCATGATGTTCCCCCATTTTTAATCGCTTTCCAGATTTCAGATAACTTTGCCTTTTTGATCCAATCCACTGCTTTTACCAGAATGAATAATGAAAAGATTGCCGCTAACAGTGCTGCGGTTGCATCACTGGTGATCATGGTTCGGCTAGTAATTTCAGGTGCAAGTAAATAGCCAATTCCTGTAGATAAAAGCATGCTGCGTAAACGCTGCCAGGCCGTTAAATCTTTTTCAGTCGTCGCAATAAAAGCTGCACCAAGCACCGCCCCGAGTAACGCATTTCCGTTAATAAACGGAAGAAATGACATTGCACTTAGGGTTCCGACTGTTGCTGTAGTAGTGGTTGCTGGTTCTGCCATTTTTTATTAATCCCATAGCTGGATGGTTTGTTTGATTTGTTGCGGTGCTTCAATATCTGGCAAAATGACTTCAGTTCCCATTGGAAGAACAACACCGAGTTCGGCAAGTCTTGGATTGGCTTCAAGTACTTTTTCAACTATTCCAGAGCTTCTGCCGTATTCTCTCCAGCAGATCGCATCCACTGTGTCGTATTGCAAGGCATGAATGGTTTTGGCCATTGGTCACTTATTCCTTACAATCCAAGCTTTCTGTAATTAGAACTCGACATGAATATGTCGTTGGATTGATTCCACCTGATTGAGAAGATATTGAAACTTCAACTTTTAAATTGTTTTGCGTCAGATCTAGGCCTAGCTCTTTGGCTACAGTGGCTAAAGCCAACTGCTCTAATTCCTTTTGAAAAAAGGTGTAGGTATGCGAACGCTGATGTTTTTCAATTGAAGAAATATTCATTTTCATATCAGTTCCACCACAGTATGGTTTTCACCCAACAATTGCAGAATGGCCCATTGTTTGTTGCGTCTGTAATCATCGACGGTGTATTCCGCTTCTTCTGCTTTTTTGGCACCTGAATTGGAACTGTCATAATTTCGATAATTTTCATTGATTTTGGCTGCCACACCATTTGCCACAGCAGACAGATATAAGTAATCAGTCTCGGGTTTATCATTAATTTCTGTGGTTGATAAATCTGAAAGTACTGTCGCTTTGTCTTTCAAAACTTTTAGCAGTCGGTTGACATCAATGACTTCTTCAATGATGGCCTGTTGTAAGCGTAGGGTTGTGACGGCTCCGTCGATGCGGACGATTTCTCGGATGTGATCCAAAGCAATAGACGGATAAAACGGGTCACTTTTGATGTTGATTTGACTTGGTGTGTTATTGCCATTTGCAACGAATCCCATAATGTCCCCTGCCGTTGTTTTTATTGAATATTTGGTGCATGGGTGGGAACAATGGTTTTAATGTGTATTACATTGTAATGACATCACCATTGTTCGCCCATGCGGTGCGTGGGCACTTGGTTAGGTCGTTTTGAACTGCAGGTCGCCCTGGTCATTTACGACTTGTGAACCATTTGCATTAAGTAATGGTTCAGCTTGTTTTGGTGTTTGTGGGGGGAACTTTTTCAACAATGTTTCGACTGTTTT